ACACTTTCAAGAACTTGCGCCCGAAACCCCGTCATTCCTGCGTCACCGCTGCGTCATTCGAGGCGCCGAGCGCACCCGCCCGAGGCGGCGTCAAGCCGGAAGGATCGGGAAAGCGGCGGTTCCTCCCGGGCCGATCCGTATGTGGGGACCCGCAGCGCATAAGCCCGCCAGCGTCAGGGGGCGGATATGACTAAACTCGACAGCCATGAGACCAAGACCGCCTTCGCCGCCCGCGTCGGTCTGACCAAGGGGCGCATCTCGCAGCTGGTGGCCGAGGGGCTGCCGGTGCGCAGCGACGGCCGCATCGACGTCGCCGAGGGGCTGGCATGGATCGAGACCAATCTCGATCCCGCCCGTCGTTACAAGGGCGGCGCTCCGACCTCGACCACTCGCACTGCCACGCTGACCGAGGCGAAGCGGCTCCACGAGATCGTCAAGGTCCAGCGCGCCCGGCTGGCCTACGAGCGCGAGCAGGGCAAGCTGATCGACGCCGACGAGGCGCGGCGCACGGTGTTCGCGCGCGCCCGTGCCGAACGCGACGCGCACCTGGCGTGGGTTCAGCGCACCGCGCCCTTGCTGGCCGCCGAGCTTGGCGCCGATCCCCGCGCCACCTTCGCAGCCCTTGACCGGATGATGCGCGAGCATCTCGAGCACCTGGCCGACCTGCCGCTCGGGAGCATCGGTGATGGTGCCTGACATCGACCTCGCCTGGCGGCGCGGCATCCGCCCGGAGCCGCCGATCCCGGTGTCGGACTGGGCCGACCGTCACCGCATCCTGCCGCCCACCTCGGCCGAGCCCGGCCGCTGGCGCACCGACCGCACGCCCTATCTGCGCGCCGTGATGGACGCGCTCTCGACCGCGAGCCCCTACGAGCGCGTCGTGCTGATGAAGGGCGCGCAGACCGGTGGCTCGGAGGCCGGGCTGAACTGGCTGGGCTACATCATCCAGAACGCGCCCGGCATCGCCATGCTGGTGATGCCGTCGCTCGACATGGTGCGCCGGAACACGACCGTGAGGATCGACCCGCTGATCGAGGCCACGCCCGCCCTGCGGGAACTGGTCGCCTCGCCCCGCTCTCGCGACGCCGGGAACAGCCTGTTCCGCAAGTCCTTCCCCGGCGGTCAGCTGGTGATGACCGGCGCGAACAGCGCGGTGGGGCTGCGCTCCACACCGGTCCGCTACCTGTTCCTCGATGAGGTGGACGGCTATCCCGGCGACGCCGATGGCGAGGGCGATCCCGTCGATTTGGCCATCCAGCGCACCGCCACCTTCCGTGGGCGGCGCAAGATCTACATGGTGTCCACGCCCACGCTGAAGGGTAATTCCCGCATCGAGGCCGCCTTCGAGCACAGCGACCGGCGCTTCTATCACGTCCCCTGCCTGCATTGCGGCGACATGGCCCCGATCACCTGGGCGCGCATCCGCTGGCCCGAGGGGCGGCGCGACCAGGCGCATCTGGTCTGCGAGGCCTGCGGCGGCATCCACCACGAGCACGAAAAGCCCCGGCTGCTGGCGGCGGGTGAGTGGCGCGCGACGGCCGAGGGCGACGGCCGCACCGCGGGCTTCCACCTCTCCGCGCTCTATTCCCCATGGGAGACCTGGGCCGAGATCGCCGCCGAGCACGGCCGCGTCCGCAAGGATCCCGCGCGCCTGCAGGTCTGGGTCAACACCAAGCTGGGCGAGTCGTGGGAGGACCAGGCGGGCGACACCGTCCCCGCCGACCCTCTGATGGCCCGGCGAGAGGACTGGGGCGAGGCGCTGCCCGCCGCCGTCGCCGTGCTGACCGCGGGCGTGGACGTGCAGGGCGACCGGATCGAGGTGCAGATTCTCGGTTGGGGCCGCGACGAGGAGACCTGGATCATTGACTACCGCGTGCTCTGGGGCGATCCCTCCGGGCCGCGCCTATGGTCCGATCTCGACATGGTGCTGCAGGCGACCTTCCCACACCCCGCGGGGCTCGACCTGCCGGTGCGCGCAGCGGCCATCGACACCGGCGGCCACCACACCAAGATGGCCTACGAGTTCTGCCGCACCCGCCTCGCCCGCCGCATCTGGGCGATCAAGGGCCGCGGCGGGCCCGGTATTCCCGTCTGGCCGCGCCGCCCGACGCGCACGAACAAGGGCAAGATCCCGCTCTTCATCGTCGGCGTGGACGCGGTGAAGGACGCCATCTACGCCCGCCTTCGCCTGACCGAACCCGGCCCCGGCGCGATCCACTTCCCCCGCCGCCTCGACGCCGACTATTTCCGCCAGCTGACCGCCGAGCGGGTCGTCACCCGCTTCGCGAACGGCCGTCCCATCCGATCCTGGCAACCCAAACGCGACGGCGAACGCAACGAGGCCCTCGACACCTTCGTCTACGCCCACGCCGCCTTGCACGGGCTCATCAGCATGGGGCTCAGGCTGAACGAGGAGGTGGAGGGGGTGGCAGGGCGCACAGCGATACCCTTCCGAGAGGCGAAAGCGATCATACGCTCCCGGTGGGTGGGGACATGAAATTCACCTCCAGATGTTGTGCCTCATTGACATTTCCGGTCGACATGTCGACTCTTAGCGCAGCATAGGAGGTTCACATGCCAGATAGCCGCTCCACCCCGCGGAAGATCGTCGGCTTCTCGATGTCGCCCGAACTGGCGGCTGAGGTGAAGCAAGAAGCAGCTAAACGAGGCGTATCCTTGCGGAAGCTGTTCGAGGAAATGTGGGAACTGTATAAGAAATCGACGAAGTAAATATGCCTGTAAACCTCCACAAGCCCCAGAATTGGAAGGCAGACATCGCCAAGTCCGTGGATATGTACAATCAGTGGTTCATGAACTTTGCGCCAAAAGCGTTTCGCGATACACGGATTGAGGCAACGAAGGACGTCGAGGCGACCCTCAAGTCCACAGAGAACCTCACCAATATCAGACCTGAGGTGATGAAGCGCTGGCCGGAAGTGCTTCCGACGCTGAGAATGTCTACCTGCCCTCCGCTGGCTGTGGATCGGCTGATCGGTCTGGCTGATGTGCCTCCCGCCATGGTCAAGCGGATGGAGAACGAGAAGAAGCTCCCGGTCCGGCTGAAAGGGGCGGCGCTTGATGCCGAACTTCGCAAGATCGCGGACATCATCGAACGTATGGCCGACCCAGATATCTTCGTCTGGATCGGGCGCGACGCGCCAGCCACCGAGCCTGAAATCCACCGAGCCGCCACCATTGTCGCAGACAGACTTTGCGGCAGCGTCGCAAACCCCATCATCCGCAATGCGCAGGAGCAGCGCCAACTCGCATACATCGGCAAATGGCTCGAGGCGCGCGGCTATCGCAAGATTCCGGACGGGCACGCCGACTTCCGCACTATGCCAGCAGGAACCTACTCGTTCCGCATGAATGTGCCCGTCGGTGGCGACAATGGCTCGAACACTGTCAACATACCTGTTGACGCCGTCATCATGCGCCGCACCGCCAAGCCGGGTGAATTCCCCTTGCTGGTCGAGGCCAAGTCGGCCGGGGACTTCACCAACACAAACAAGCGCCGAAAGGAGGAGGCGCAAAAAGTAAACCAGCTGCGCCATACCTATGGCGGAAACATTGAGTTTATTTTGTTTCTGTGTGGCTACTTTGATAGTGGCTATCTCGGCTACGAGGCCGCAGAAGGGATTGATTGGGTGTGGGAACACCGGATCGACGACCTTCAGGACTTTGGCTTATGACTGACATCAATCAACTCGAGGCTGAACGGCTTGTCCTGCAAGCAGCACTGGACGGCGATAAGACGTCGGAAGACCGGAACCGCATGGGCCAATTCGCGACTCCGACGGCACTTGCACGCGGGATTCTTGCCTACGGTGTTAGCCTGCTGCCAAGAGACGCTCCAATTCGGTTCCTCGACCCTGCTATCGGGACAGGTTCATTCTATTCGGCGCTTTTGGCTACGGCGCCCCACGAACGGGTTGAGAGCGCAACCGGGTTCGAAATTGATCCACACTATGGTGACCCAGCCCGTGCTCTTTGGCGAGACACGCAACTCCAAATCCATCTAGAAGACTTCGCTGGGGCCTCGCCTGCGGGGCGTGACGCAAACCTCCTCATCTGCAATCCGCCCTACGTTCGGCATCATCACATGGATGGCGCCCGAAAGGCCGCCATCCAGCACCAGACTGAGGAGGCTTGCGGCGTCAAGATAAACGGCCTGTCAGGGCTGTACTGCTATTTCATGGGCCTTGCACACCCCTTTATGGCCGAAGATGGCATCGCGGGATGGCTCATCCCGAGCGAGTTCATGGGCGTGAACTACGGGAAGATGCTGAAGCAATACCTGCTCGAAAAGGTGACGTTGCTTCGTATCCATCGCTATGATCCCAATGACGTGCAATTTGACGATGCGCTGGTGTCATCCGCAGTTGTTTGGATCAAGAAATGTCCCCCGCCAAAGGATCACCGCGTCCTCTTCACGTATGGTGGTACGCTTGCGTCCCCGTCACTCGCACGCGAGGTGACAGCAGCCGAACTGGCTGATGAGGCAAAGTGGACGCGTTATCCGCAGGCGGACAGCGCCACGCAAAAGAGCGAAATCACCTTGGGCGATCTCTTCGAGATCAAGCGGGGCCTCGCCACTGGCGACAACAGCTTCTTCATTATGGACCGTGCTCAAATCGAAGAACGCGACCTGCCAGTAGAATGCTTTCGCCCAGTCTTGCCTGGCTCGCGCCACATACCCACAGATGAGATCGATGCTGACGAAGCAGGCAATCCCCTACTTTCCAAACAGCTATTTCTACTCGACACACGTCTCGCCGAAGATGAGATTTCGGAGCGCTATCCGGCGCTACACGCGTATCTCAAAACCGGCAAGACGGGCGAAAAGGCAGTCGCGGAGCGCTATTTGTGCCGAGGGCGCAAGCCATGGTACTCGCAGGAGAACCGGCCCGCTGCGCCCATCATTTGCACCTACATGGGGCGGAGCAGAAACGGGGCGAAGCCCTTCCGGTTCATCTTGAACCATTCCCGAGCGACTGCTTGCAACACGTTCCTGCTGCTGTATCCCAAGCCAATTCTGGCACGCGCTGCGGAAAAGAATGCCGAAGCAATGCGGGTGGCATGGGAGTTCCTGAACGAGATCGATGCCGATGAACTTCTGGGGCATGGCCGTGTTTATGGCGGTGGGCTGCACAAGCTCGAACCGAAGGAGCTTCGGGGTTTCCCAGCGGAGGCGTTGGCCAAGCGGCTCGGCTTGAGCCTACCCTCTGTGACCCAGCCAGACCTGTTCGGCCGCCGAGTGGCGTAGTAGGCGGCACGATCATCCATCTTTCACATTCCCAAACATTCCCAATAGCTTGAGGGTCCGTTTCGGGCGATTCTTCCGCCCATGCGGACCTTCCTCCATCGCCTTCTCGCCCTCGCGCGCGCTCGCGGCTTCGACGCTGCGGGTGGCGGGCGGCGTTGGGAGGGGGCGCGGACGGTCGACGGGCTGAACGCGGCGATCCTGGCGGGCGCGACCACGGCGGCGCGGCGGGCCGGGTGGTATGCGCGGAACAACCCGTGGGTCGCGGCGGCGGTGGACAGCCTCGTCGGCAATGTCGTCGGCGCCGGGATCAAGCCGCAATCCACCCATCCCGACCGCGCGGTCCGCGAACGGCTGCAGGCGCTCTGGCTGCGTTGGACCGATCACGCCGCGCCTGACGGGCTGGCCGATTTCTACGGGCTGCAGGCCATGGCCGTGCGCGCGATGGTCGAGAGCGGCGAGAGCTTCGCGAGGCTCCGCGTGGCCAGCGACGCCGCCAGCATTCCCCTCTACCTCGAGCTTCTGGATCGCGAACAGGTTCCCATGGACCTGCACCGCGAGATCGGCGGCGGGGCGCGGATCCGCGCGGGCATCGAGTTCGATGCCGCCGGTCGCCGGGTCGCCTACCGGGTCTTGTCCTCCCGCCCGGGCGATCCGCTCGGGTCTCTCCGCATGGACCCGCTCCGCGTCCCTGCCGCCGATTGTTTGCATCTGTTCAAGCCGCTCGCCGCGGGCCAGCTGCGCGGAATCACCTGGCTTGCGCCGGTGCTGCTGCGGCTGCACGAACTCGACCAGCTCGAGGACGCCGCGCTGGTGAAGGCCAAGGTCGCCGCGCTGTTCACCGGGTTCATCACCGACCCGGACGGCACGGCGGGCGGGCTCTCGGGCACCGACACCGGCGGCGCGCTGACCGTGGGCATGGAGCCCGGCAGCCTGATCCCGCTGCCGCCCGGCGCCGACATCCGCTTCTCGAACCCGACCGAGCACGACGCCTATGCACCCTTCGTGAAGAACCACCTGCGCGCCGTCGCGGCGGGGCTCGGCCTGCCCTACGAGCTGGTCTCGGGCGACCTTGAGGGCGTCACCTATTCCTCGATCCGCGCCGGGCTGATCGAGTTCCGCCGCCGCGTCGAGCAGCTGCAGCACAACGTGGTGGTGCACCTGTTCTGCCGCCCGGTCTGGGAGCGGTTCGTACGCCTCGCGGTGCTGACCGGCGAACTGCCCGCGCGGGACTTCGACCGGAACCCGGACGCCTACCTCGGGTGCGAATGGCTGCCGCCGAAGTTCGACTACGTCGATCCAATGAAGGACGTGCAGGCCGAGATCATGGCGATCGGCGCGGGGCTCAAGAGCCGGTCCCAGGCGATCTCCGAGCGCGGCTACGACGCCGAACAGGTGGATGCCGAGATCGCCGCGGACCGCGAACGCGCGGACGGGCTGGGGCTGAGCTTCGGGCAGACAGCCACGCTGCAGCAGAAGGAGGCGGCCGATGGCTGACACCGTGGAATTGCTCACCCGCCGCGCGACGCTCGCGCCTGCTACGGCCGATCCGGAGGCACGCACCGTCGAGGTGGTCTGGTCCACAGGCGCAGCGGTGCACCGCCGCGACATGGCGGGCCAATACATTGAACGGCTGAGCCTCGCGCCCGATGCCGTGGATCTCTCGCGCCTCGAAGGCGCCAGCGTCCTCGATGCACACCGCCAGACCGCCGTGCGCGACGTGTTGGGCTCGGTGCGTAGCGCCGCCGTCGACGGCAAGCGCGGCACGGCGCTCATCCAGTTCTCGGCCCGACCCGAGGTTGAGCCGGTCTGGCAGGACGTCCTGGCGGGCATCCTGCGCCACGTCTCGGTCGGCTACTCGGTCGAGGACTGGGCCGAGACCACCGAGAACGGCGCGCGCGTGCTGACTGCCGTCCGCTGGACGCCGCACGAGATTTCCCTGGTGCCGACGCCCGCCGACCCCGGCGCCCATATTCGCATGGAGACAGAGATGACCGACACGACAAGCACTGGTGCGTCCGATACCACCGCTCAAGGCCGCGGCAACATGGCTGCAGCTGACAACTGCGCGTTCCGGGATCATCCGATCACCGGTTCCGATAACATCCGATCAGTGATTCCGATTTGATCCGATCACCTGTTCCGGGGCATCCGATCAG